TAATATGGAACTATCTTCATACCTGATATGGAATGCTTTTATAACATTAGTCCTAGCTCCAATACTCTATAACATTCGACAAAACTCTCAAGAAAATAAACGTATTGATATTTTGTTAAATAAAACTAGAGAAGAAATAGCTAGAGACTATGTTACAAAAAATGAGTCCAGAGCAGTTATGAGAGACTTAGTAGATAGGCTAGATAAATTAGACGAAAAGCTTGACAAGCTCTTTGAATTAAGGTAAAATAGATTATGAAGAAGAATAAAAATAGAGCAAGAACTACTACTGATAATCGTATGGATTATAGTAAAGGTGGAAGTGTTTCTAAACATGGTCATGAAAGAGTAAAACTTATGCCCGGTGGTATGACTGCGGCTATGGGTGCTGACTTTAGCAGACAACTTGCTAATGCTGGTAATATTAATTTAGGTAATATAGATTTTTCTGGATTAAAATTTAATTTTCCTCCTATTTCTCCTATTCCTCCTATTCCGCAAACTAAAACTACACCGCCTCCTGCAGTAAGTACTGAGCCTGTTACTGACCCTAGTCCAGAAACAGCTCCAAGAGTTATTCCGGGATTACAAAGTACACCTTCAGTAACTCCAGCTCCAGCTCCAGCTCCAGTTTATAGTGTTAATCCTGCAGATAATACACCTAGTACAGGAACTGCTCCAACATATATTGACCCTAACCCTAATCCAATACTTGCAACTACGAGTACACCGGATGCTAGTGTTACAGATAATTTTCAATTTACTGGAGGAGCTACACAATTAGCACCTCAAATATTAGAGCAAGGGTTTGAAAAATCTCAAATAGAAAGAGCAGGATTTCAAAGAGACACAAGTGGTAATTTATTATTAGATGCTCAAGGTAATCCTATACCGGTTACTGGTGCTTCATTACAGACTATGGGAGAACTTGCTCCTGTAACAGGTCAACAAATTTCTGCAGATACACAAGAAACAGCTTTTATGGCTGATGGAACTCAAGCACAACAAGTTGCTCCTTTAACAGCTACGGGTATACAAGCTGCTCAAGTTGCTCAAACTCCAACTACTACTGCAGCTCAAGGACAACTTTCTCCAGAAGGCATAGCACAAACTTTACAAATAGATAGAGTACCAACTATTGAAGGAGCAGATGTTAGTATAGAGCCGGGAGCAGTAGCTAATAGAGTTGTTGGTACATTAAGTCCTAATGCTATGGCAATAGCTCAACAAGTTACTGGACAAAGTGTTAGAAGAATTACTAGAGCTAAAGAACAACTTAGAACTGCTGGTATATCTGAAGCTACTATAAATACTTTAGGAGATGACCCAGAAGCTCTTGAAGGTGCTTTATTAGATTTAACAGACACAGAAAGAGGACTTATTCAAGGATTACCTCAAGAAGCATTAGTAAGTACTCAAATGGGTAAACTATTAGAAGGTATTGAAAATAATGAAATACCTACTTGGGCAAGACCTGCAGTTGATAGTGTTGAGCAAATATTAGCTGAAAGAGGATTAAGTGCTTCAAGTGTAGGTAGAGATAATTTATTTAATGCGATTATTCAAAGTGCTTTACCTATTGCACAATCTAATGCTCAAGCTATACAAACTTCTGTTGGACAAGAAAGAGAAGCTGAAGTTAGAGTAGCTCTACAAAATGCACAGTTTAGACAACAAACAGCTCAACAAAATGCACAGAATGTTTTTCAATTAGACTTGGCACAATTTAGTGCTGACCAACAAACTTCTTTAGCTAATAGTAAATTCTTACAAACTGTTAGTTTAACTGAAGCTACTAATGACCAACAAGCTATTTTACAGAATGCAGTATTAATGTCTCAAGCAAATATTTCAGAAGCAGATTTAAATACTAGGAGAGCTATTCAAAACTCAAAAGCTTTTTTAACAATGGACATTACTAATTTAAATAATGAACAACAAACTAATGTTTTAACTTCACAGCAAGAACAACAAAGAATGTTATCTAATCAAGCAGCCGTAAATGCAGCTAGACAATTTAATGCTACTACTGAAAATCAAACACAGCAGTTCTTAGCAGAACTAAATACTAGAATTGATATTTCAAATACACAACAAATGAATGCTATAAAACAATTTAATGCTTCTGCTGCAAATGCTTCTGAAGCTAGACGAGTTCAAAATGATGTAGCTATAGCAACTGCAAATGCACAAATGTTACAACAAACAGATTTACATAACTCGCAGTTAGAGTTTCAAAGAGAACAGTTTAATACTGGAGCAGCTCAACAAATAGAACAAGCTAATGTTCAATGGCGAAGACAAATTAACTTAGCAGATACTGCTGCTCAAAATCAAGTTAATCAACAAAATGCTCAAAATATGTTTGGACTCACTTCTCAAGCTAATGCAATGATTTGGCAAGAAATGAGAGATAAAGCAGACAGAGATTGGAAAGCTTATCAAAATGAAAGAAGTAGAGAAGCTGATATAGTTGCTACAGCAATGTCTACAGAAGCAGGTGGTAAGTGGGTAAAAAGTGAAGAATCTTTAAAAGGTCTTGCTCGAAGTATGTCTGGTTCAGCAGGAGTTGGAGCAGCAGAAAATCTTTATAGTGATATAATTGGTTCAAATGAAACCGGAGCTTAATAATTAATAAAGGAGTATAAATCATGGGAATATTTAAAAGTTTATTTAAACCAGTAAAAAGTGTTTTTAAAGGAATTAAAAATAAAATCTTAAAACCTACAGAAAGATTTTTAAGAAAACACAAAAAGACTTTACTTACTGCAGCACTAATTACAGGTTTAGTATTTACCGGAGGGGCACTGGCAGGAGCTGGTTGGGCTAGTGGTTTTGCAGGAGCTACTGGTATAGGTGCTAGTTCTTATGCAGCAAGTTCAGCAGCAGCAGCAGGAGTAACTGCCACAGAATTAACAGCAGCTACTTCAGCACTTACTGCTGGAACAGCTACAGGTAATGCAGCAGCGATGGCAGCAGCTAAAGCTGGAGTATCAGCAACTCAGCTAACAGCAGCTACTTCAGGATTAGCAGCAACAGGTTCATCGTCTTTAGCTGCTGGTTTTGTTGGTCCTGTTAATCCTTCTTTATTAGCTGCAGGTAGTACATCAGCAGCAGCTTCTAGTGCAGGATTAGCAGCAGGTTCTACAGCAGCTTATGGAGGTGCTACAACTTTAGGTACTTCGGAAGCAATGTCTGCTTTAGCAGGAACTCCAGATGCACCTTTTAGACCCGGAAGTCCTAGATTTTCTAGACAAGGAATTGGTCAAAGATATGATAGACCTTCTATGGAAACTTTAAATTTTGGAATAGGCGGCTCTACAGTAAATCCTTATGTAAGTTAATAATTATTATTGGATATAGATATGGCAGAAAAAAAAGACACACAAGAAAAACAACCAACTTTAGAAGAACTTCAAAGTTTTAATAGAACTAGTTTAACTGATACAGCTAAAGATATTATGGAGTTCGCAGAAGATAACGGTACTTCTATGGACAAAGTTTTTGCTTCTATGGGTATGCAGATTGATGAGGATAAAGAAAGAATTGAAATAGATGATTCTGAGCCTAGTGAAGAAGAACTTAAAGAATTTATGAGGATGCAAAGTAAACCTAAAGCTATTCCCGGACAATCATTAACAGAAAATCCTGACAGTGCTAAACCTTGGGAAAGACCGCCACTATTTGCTAATCCTAAAGATGCTTTAGAAGATGTAACACAAAGACTTTTTCAACCTGAAAGTATTAAAGCAGTTGCACAGTCTTTACAGAAAGGAGCAAGTGTAGGTAATGTTACTGAATTAATTTTATATAATGATTACCATGAAGGTAAATATTCGGTTGATGTTATGTTAATGTTATATGAGCCTGTTTTTTATTCAGTAATGAATATTGGTGAAGCTGCAGGTCCAATAAATTATAGACTAGATGAAAATTTAAAAATAAATGATTTAGATAATAATCCAAAAGAAAAAGAACAAGAAACTCTTTCTAGTATTAAAGATATTAGAAAAACAGTCATGGCTAAAGAACCAAATTTAAAAGCTATGCCAGAAAATTTTTCTGAACAAACTAAACTAGCTAAAAGTTTATTAGAACGAGGTGTATAATGTCAGACGATTCATTTTTTAAAAATCCTACAGTCCAACAAATTTTACAAAAACAAGGTGTTTATGATAATGAACAAAGCACCGGAGATTTTATAAAAGATTTGCTGATAGGTTCACTTTTTGATTTTGGTATAAGTTATTTTCAAGCTTTACCGGGAGCTAAACGAGAAGCGGCTACTGGTATTCAAAATAATATAAATGAAGCATTAGGCGATGATAGAATTTCTTGGGCAGATAATACATCTTATAGAAATGATTATCAAAAGTTTGCAAATGCTGGAGGTAAGTTTACAGACGGAAAATTAAATACTGACGGTAAAGACTATTTAGAAGGAATTGCTAAAGAGAATTTTAAAAAAGATGTTTTTAATGAATCACTTTTTAAAACTAAATACGGTAGTGTAGAACAAGCTAGAGGACAAGCAGATGCTGAATTTAATGATGTTTATTTAAATTATGTAGAATCTGAACTTGGTGAACTAACTAATACATACAATAATTTTTCTCAAAATAGATATATTAGTACACCTACTTATACAGCATTAGCCGATGATACTAGAAATAAATTTGCAGAACAACTAAAAGCTGCTAAAGACCAGCCGGGCAATTTGTTTGAACTAATAGGACAATCTATTGAAAAAAATCACGGTAAAAAAAATGCTGCAATAGTTAAAACAGATGTTGTATTAGATAATCCTGAAACAATTAAAAAAATTGATGAAGTCAAAAGAGGTGCAGAAGTTTTAACTGATACAACCAATATAACTGATGGTAGAACTTTTGAAGAGCTTATTGAACAAGTAGAAGACCAAAATATGAGTTTAGCTGCTACAAATGTAAAAAGAAAAGAAAAAATTGATAAACATATTAAGTCAGCAATGGGAGGTCGTATAAATGAATATAGAGATTTAAGTTTTAATATTAGACCAACAAATCATTTTAAAGTAGAAAATGGTCAGTTAATAGATTCTCAACCAAATAGTCAGGATGTTTTTCAAGAAGATGCTTTTTACCTTTTTAGACCCGGTGCGTTAAATAAAATGGTAGTTAAAGAATATAATCCTAAAACAGGAGAAATGGTAACTCTTAATGTAAATGGTGCTGATGCTCTAAGAGATTCTTTAAGTAGTTTCATAGCACCATATCAAGAAAAATTAAATATGGACAATGACTTAGCTGTTCAACAAGCTACTCAAGCTTTTTTAGATGCTGGTATTATAACTCATGATAAAAATAATTTAATTTTTAACAAACCTAGAACAGATAGATATTTTTATGATATTCCAAAAAAAGATTTAAGTAGTTTAAGTTCTGAAGGAAAAATGAGTATTTTATTAACTGGTTATATGAGGCAACAAGATAAGGTTGCTCCTGATGCATTTTCTTTATATGATAAATTTCAAAATGAAGAAATTAATAAAATAAATCAACTTTTAGTTAATGATGACTTTTATAAACTTAATGTAACTGAACAAGATAATTTAGTTGAAAGAAAATCAGAAATAAATAATCAAGATGAAATTAGTAGAAATAGAGATGCTATTAAATTTTTATTTCAACCTCCAGAAGAATATCAAGGAAGTCTTATCAAAGGAGGAAGTAGAGCAGGTGAAATTACTAAAGACAAAGGACAACTTATTCTTGATGACTTTGAAAAAGCAGCAGGACAAGTTTTTCCAGAATTACAAGAAATTGTAGATTCATTACCAGAACCAAAACCTATTGAAATAGAAGTTGAGGATGACGAAGGTGGATTTTTAAGTTTTTTATTTGGAACTAAAGAAGAACAATTACAAGATAAAATAGGTAAACTACAAGAAAATATTCAAATTTATCAGGAAGGAAGTTCTACTAGAGATAGTTTAGAAAAACAATTAGAAGAACTTCTACAGCAACAAAGTCTATTAAATAGAACAGAATAAAATAATGAAAGAAGAGTTTAATTTTAATCTACAAGATAGTCTTAATAAAGCTAGTAAAACCTATGGTACTGAATACAAATCTAAATTAGGTAAAACTTATAGCATGACTCAACTTCAACAAGACAGAGAGTTTAATACAAGAGCTGAAAGATTTTTAGAAACTATAGGTGAAGACGACAATATAATAGAATATTTAAGAGATTCTGATTACAGTTTAACTTCGGCTATGCAAAGAGCTTCTGAAATTGGAAACTGGAGTGACCAAACAAAACAAGATTATATTTATTTAAGAGATAAATATTCTAAAGCTGATTTAACAGGCTCAAAAGAATGGGCAGGATTTGCAAAAGATTTTGCTATTGATATGGTTGCTGACCCTTTAAATGTAGTTACTGCTTTATTTGCTATACCTTCTATGGGAACTTCTTTGGCTGCAAGAACTGCTGCAGGAGAGTTAGTAAAACAAGGACTTAAAAAATACAGTGCTTCAAAATTAGGTAAAGTAGGCTTAGAAGCTGCTAAAAGACCTGCTATTTTTGGAGCAGCAGAAGGTGCAACATGGAATGGAGCACATGAATATTTTTTACAAGACCAAGATGTTACATTAGATGTAAGACCTGAAGGCAAAGATTGGAAAAGTATTGCTTCAGCTACAGCGTTAGGTGGAGGAATCGGATTAGGTGCTGGAGCTGGTCTTGGTTTATTAAACGGTTATAAGTATTTAAATAAACTTAATAAATATGCTAATGAAGATGATATTCGTAAAACTATAAGAGGCAAATCAGTAGATGATATTGTAGATGAGTTTGAAGTACATAAAGCTTTCGAAGTTAAAAGTCCTTCTAAACTTTCTAGAGCAAAAGAGATTATAGACGAAAATGTTGTTGGTGCATTATTTGGTAAATCAACTACTAAGTTTATTGAAAAAGCCAAATCATCTGAAACTTTAACTAAACTAATGCAACATTTTAGATATGATTTTGGAGAGTCTATGTTTGGTGGAGATACTGCCAGAGTTCTTACGCAAAGTTATGGTGAAGCTAAAGGCAGAAGAATGGGTTTTTATTTAGCTAGATTAGACAGAAGTCTTAACAAACTTTACAGACGAGGTTGGTCTGGAAAGATTGATGAAAAGGATAATATAGCATTACTTTCTTATATTACTAATCCTAGAAAAAGAACATTTTTAAATCCAACAACAAATAAAACAGAAGCCATTCCTGATTATGTAAAAGAAGCTGGTAAAGAGATAAGGGATTTAAACAAAAAAATGTTTGATGAAGGTTTAGAAGTTGGGCTTTTTGATGCAGCTCAAGAAGTACCTAACTATTTTCCAAGAATGTTTAACTTTACTGCAATTAGTGAAGGGAGAGATAAGTTTGAAAAATTATTAATTAAAAGCGGTCATGCTAATCCAATAAATAAAGTTCAAAAAAAAAAAACTACAGAGACTGTAGAAGGTGTAGGAGTAATTGAAGGAGTTGAAGAAAATCTTGTTGCAAGTGATAGAGAACTTTTTGGTAGAGACTTTTTAAAAGAAGCCAATGGTAATTTAAAATTAGCTAAAGAAATAAAAGCAGGTGTTATTGTTGACGGTATGCTTGATAATAAAATTAGACCTATTGAAGTAAGAATGGATGGTGGTCGAGGTGGCGGTCAAACTTGGTTGCAAAATAGAGTATTTAGTAATATAAAAGATGAAGACTTACTACCGTATCTAGAAACCGATGTAGAGCATGTATTAAGAAATTATTACACCAGTGCAGCACAAACAGTAACTAGAACAGATTTTTTTGGCAGAACAGTAGCTGATTTTGATACAAAGTTTATAAAAGATACTGAAAATAAAACTGGTATTTATTATGAATTAAAAGATGCTGGTTTTTCTGAGGAGCAAGTCCAAAAAGCTTTAGAAAAAATTAGAGAAACTCATCAAAGAATTACTGGTTTAGATTATGCAGGAACTCAATTTAAAAATAAATTTTTTCAAGAAGCATCTAATTGGGGTAGACTTATTCAACAAATGGCTCACTTACCTCTAGCTACTATTTCTAGTATTTCAGAGCCTATAATTTTATTACAAAGAGCAGGATTAACAGATTCTCCACAAGCTGTTAGAGATATGACTGCTGCACTTGGTAAAAATTTAGTAAGAGAAATAGATAGGGGTTTAGGTTTTATAGCTAGAGGAGTTTTTAGAGCTAAAACAAAAGGAACTGGAATAAGTAAAACTGTAGCAGAAACTAAAGTAGGTAAAAAGATTTCAAAAGAAACTGGAGCAAATCTTAATATAAATGATTTAGATAATGATGCTTGGTTTGAACTATATGAAACTGGATTAGCTTTAGAACAAGCAGTCATGGATAGACTTGAAGGTTTGACTGGAGATGCTTTAACAAATCAGTGGGCTAGGTCAGGACAAAATGCTTTCTTTAAAATGAACTTACTAGACCAATGGACTAGAACTGTACAATTAGCTTCATTTACAAGTGGCAAAAGAGCAATAACTAGGAACTCTGAAAAATTATTTGAACATTATAGTGGTATAAAAAAATTAAATTCAGCTAACGTAAAATATTTAGAAGGACAATTAAAGGAATTAGGTATAAATCCTGAAAAAGCTGCAACTTGGTATCGTAACTCTTTAAATGATAATTTTCAATTTGATATAAATAAAGCAAGTAAAAAAACTTTTAAAGGTCAAGATAATTTAAGTCAAGCTAATTTTTATAGAGAGTCTGTTTTAGGTGGAGCTAATAGATTTACTAAAGAAGTTATTCTAAACCCAAGTACTGCAGAAGCTAACAGACCTCTTTGGTTTAGTTCACCTGCAGGACAACTGCTTATGCAATTTGCTGGTTATCCTACTGTGTTTACAAATACTGTTTTGAAAAGATTTGTTAAAGATATGGGTGTTATTGATTTAGCAAAAGGAGATGTTAAAAGAGCTTTTTTAACTTCACCAAGAACTTTTGGAGCTGCTATGACAATGACAGCCGTTGCAGTTGTTGGTGATTATATTAGAAGTAAAGGTAAAAGTATTGATGAAGATAATTTAGACTTTAAAGAAATACTAACAGCTAAAGGTCTGCCAAATGAAGTAGAAAAACAAGTTCGTGCACTTAAAAAGAATATAAAAAATAAACAAAATTTAAATAGAATTGCAGAAGATAGTGAAGTTATATTTAATGCTATCAGAAGATGGGGTGGTTTTGGACCATTTGATTACGGTTCTAGATTTGCTAAAGAAATAAAATACAATGATAATTTATTAGTAGGTCTTGGTAAGTCTTTTGCAGGTCCATTACCGCAAGATATAATTGATGAAATTAGATATGGTAGTGGCTTGTTTGGTCTTATTGGTAGAAACTTACCCGGCTCGGCTGCTTATGATTTATTTGGTGACAATGCAACTAAAAATGTTAAAGACTTTATGAGAAATATTGATGAAGAATTAGGCACTACTATTCCTGAATTTTTAAGACCTAGAGATGAATTTAAAACTGGAGGAGAAGTAGCAGTGCCTCAAGCTCCAGATGAGCCAGATGAAAGAATAGATAAATTTACTGGTCTTCCATATAATCAACAAGCAGGAACAGCTTTTCAAGATGCAGAAGAACGACTAAGTTTTGCTGAAGGAAAAGAAGTAGATAACTCTCTAAGACTAGACGGAACTAAAAAATCTCAGATAGGTTGGAAAGGTAGAATTAAAAATAATGTTACTGGAGAAATAATGACAGAATTTTCTGTAGGTAAACCAGATACTGAAGAAGGATTTTATCCATTAATAAATCCATATACCACAGACAAACAAATAGATTTTATAAAAAACTTTGATTACACAAAAGAAGATATATTTAAAACTAAAGAAGGCAAAGAAATGAACATGAATGCTAGAAAGCATTACAGAGAAAGCTTAGAGAAGGGCGTAAACCCTTTTGTAAATGACAATCCTAGACAAAATTTAAAGGACGGTGGTTTTTCTAATGAAAAAGAATACGACAAAAGATTAGAAGAATATCAAAAACGAGCTAACATGAAATTAGTTAACAAAGAAGCTCAAATGAATATGCTAATGGGAGAAGGTTATACTGACCCTAGATTTATTAAAAGCACGGGTAATGCTTTAATTGATAAGTATGGTATGCGACCTTTTCCAGCAGAAGGGAGTGGACTTATACCTTCAAGTAAACAGATTGGTGTTGAAGGACCTGACAGAATTAGTAATATACAACAACTAGGTTTTTATGATTCTGAAAAAGATGTGGTAGCATTTAAAGATTTAGATGACGTACTAGGAAGTATAGGAGCTAACAAAGTAGGAACTCAAAAACATGAGTTTGTGCACAGGGCTGCAGATAAAACAGGATATTTTGATAATTTTTATAAAAGTAAATATTTAAAAAAAGAAGCTCCAGACTTTGCAGGACGCAGAGGAAAACAATTAAAACCAATAATTGAAGAAGCACTAGCTCATTCATACGAATATGATGATTTAAAAGATGACAAGTTAAGAGAAGATATTGAATTTAGAACCAGTCTATATAATTTATATGAAGACGATAAAAGAATTATCTCTTATGAATTATTTAAAAATATAGGAAAAATAAGAAAAGATTTTGAAGATTACTTAGAAAAGTATGACAAAGAAAAAACAAAAGACTTTGAAAAATAATGTATAAATATTTTAACGAAGACGAATTAAAGTGTAGGCATACTGGTCAGTGTGATATGGACTGGGCATTTATGCAGACCATAGAAAGAATTAGGGAACGCTGTGGTTTTCCTTTTAAAGTAAGCAGTGCCTATCGTTCCACTGAGCACCCTATAGAAGCTGCAAAGGATAATCCGGGTGCTCATACAACAGGTAAGGCTATGGATATATTGGTTAGTGGCGAACAAGCTATGACTCTTATAAAAATAGCTGTCGAAGAGGGTATTAACAGAATTGGAGTCGCACAGAAAGGAGACCGTGCTTCAAGATTTATTCATTTAGATATGGATAACTCTAGAGCTACTCCTAGAGTTTGGAGCTACTAATTGATACTTTATAGAGAAAAAGATTTAGACGAAGCTTACAAGATAGATTGTAAAGCTCGTACTCGTAATGACATGCCTTGGATAAAGCGAGAAGATTTTAGAAAGATATACGAAGACTTGATGGATTTGTATATGATACAACTAAATCCTAGACAGCTCTTAGAGGTTGAAGAGATACCAGAAGTATTACTAGACTCACTAAAAGGAATATTAAATAAAAGTTTACATTTTGAACCGGAGGAATAATGCCAGACCCAATAACAAATTCAGTAGTAGGAATAGCAGGTAGTGTTTTAAATAAGTTTGTAGCAGACAAAAACTTAAAAATGCAACTTGAGCATGAACTCAAGACACAACTACAGACTGCTAATCTTGCTCAAGTACAAATTAATAAAATAGAAGCTGGACACAAATCTTTATTTGTAGCAGGTTGGAGACCTTCTGTAGGTTGGGTATGTAGCATTGCTATGGCATACCACTTCATCTTAGCTCCAATAGTTGAGTTCGGTGTTAACATTGCAGGTATTCAAGTAAGTTTACCTGAGTTTGACTTTTCACAACTGTCCACTATTCTAATGGCTATGCTCGGCATGGCAGGACTTAGGACATATGAAAAGCAAAAGAAAGTTGCTAAGGGTGACGATTAATAATAATGACAGGCGAATGGATAACAGTAGTAGAAACTATTGGCATACCAGCAGTGGTAGCGATAGGTCTTGGTTATCTAGTTTGGACATTATTTAAATCTTTGATAGCTGACTTACATAAAAAGTTAGATACTCAACATCAAATGATTGTTGCCTTGATAGATAGAATCAGGCAAATGGATAATGATATGATTCGTATAGATGCAATGTGTCGAGCAGCAATGGGTATTAAGCCCGATACGAATAGAATAGCCAGAGCAGACGGTAAAAAAGACCAACGCAAAGACTAACCATAAAAACTTTATCAGGTGCTGAATAGCTTGTCTATTCGGTAGAATTAACTATTTTCTAAAGGAGAAAAAACATGAGAACAGACGAAACTGTATGCGTATTGTGCATAATGTTTTGGGTTGGACTAGCTATGTTTTATGCTAGTATAACTATTTAATCACTATTTTGAACACGAGCATTTAAATATGATTCAATATAACTATGTATTGCATCAAGTTTAACTGTAGCTTCCCTAATTATAATCCTAAGATTTTCATAGTCTTGTGGGGCTAGGTGTTTTTTAAGTTTCGTTATATCAACTTTAGTTCTTTCTGTAACTAAGTTGCCACTTTTATCATACAATAATCTATAAGCTAAAAGTTGTGCTTCATTTCGTTTCGTTTTCATTGTTAAATCCTGTAAAGGTTAATTGTCCATAATCACCTCTCAGTCCGGCTTTTTGATATGAGGTAGCTCTACCTTCAAAAAAGTTTTGATGCTCTACTCCTAACACATCATCTAACCAACCTAAAGGATTATCTTTCTGATTAAAGTTAGGTTTAAGTCCTAACTGTAATAACCTTCTATCAGCAATGTATTTGTTGTACGCATACATTTCTTCTTTAGTTAATCCTTCTATATCTCCCATTTCAAATACTAAGTCCAAGAACTTTTCTTCTAGTTTTACCATCTCTCTACATATCTGATAGATTTCTTTTTTAAAGTCATCTGTCCAGATGTCTAGATTTTCTTTGATAAATTCTCTAAATAATTTAGTCATTGCTTCTACATGTAAGCTTTCATCTTTAATAGAATAAGCCACAATCTGACACATGCCTTTCATTTTTCCATATCTTTGAAAGTTCATGAGTATAGCGAAGCTACTGAATAGCTGTAAGCCTTCCGTAAAGGCTGAATAAACGGCTAAAGCTTTAGCGATAGTCCTTTTATCAGACTTAATAGTTTTAAGGTCTGTAATGTACTCATGCTTGTTAGACATTTCTTCGTATTCGGCAAAAGCTTTATACTCCATTTCAGGCATACCAACAGTATCTAATAGTAAACTGTAGGCATGTTGATGAATTGCTTCCATGTTACCAAAGGACAACATCATCATTCTAGCTTCTGGAAGTTTGAAAAGTTGCATATACTTTTCTACATATCCTGAAGCAACATCTACATCTGATTGAGTAAACAATCTAAATATCTGAACTAAAAGATTCTTTTCTGAATCAGTTAATCTTTCATTCCAATCTTTTACATCGGTATGTAGTGGTACTGACATTGGATGCCAGTGCATTCTGTTTTGTAAATCGTAATACTCAAACATCCAACTGTAGTCAAATGGTTTGTAGTAATCTCTAGTTTTTAATAAGCTCATTTTTTTCCTCCTTTGGTAAATAAACCAAAACAAAAGTTTTACAGTTAGGACAACTTAAATTAGTTTCCATAATAAAATCTTCGTTTTCTTCTTCAATATCGTGGTCTCCACCCCAAATTAATTCTGTACTACAGTGCCAACATTTCATATTATCCCTCACAAGCAATACATTCCACTTCATCTAACTTAATTCGTGGAACTTTAATGTTAACATTCTCTGCAGCTTTAGCAGCATCAGACCTAAAATAGTAAAGTGATTTTAATTTATTAGCACCGTACCAATGAACATCACTGACATACTGTAAGTATTCATTATGTTGTTCTTGATTCTGAGTTGAATCAGGTAAGATAAAAAATAGATTAACACTTTGACTTTGACATATAAACTCTTGTCGCTTATATGCATGTTCGACAACCCAGATTTGATTTATCTCATCTGCGGTTTTAAATATTTCTTTTTCTTCTTTTGTAAATAACTTTAACTCTTGTATTGACCCACGATTATCACTAATATCTTGCCAAACTTTCTTTCGCTTTTTAGGGTCAGTTACTTTTTTGTTGATGAGTTTTTCGAGGTTTTTATTTCTAACTTTGTAGCTTCCAGATAGCGTTTTGTGAGTGAAGACGTTAGCCCTGATAGGCTCGATGGACGGAGAAGTTCCCCCACAAATAATACTGGAACTAGCATTAGGTGCAACAGCAAGGAGATGACAATTCCTAAGACCAGAATTAGAAATATCAGGAGCTTCCCCCCGTAATACAGCAAGTCTTCTAGATGCAAGAACAGCAGCTCCTTTGATGAACTTAAATAATTTATAGTTGATTCCAGTCGAGAAGATTCCCTCAAAGGAAATGTTTTGATTTTGTAGATAAGAGTGAAAACCCATTGCTCCAAGACCAATAGACCTTTCACGATAGGCTGAATAAGCAGCTTTTGTAAAGCCTTCTTTACCTTCTTTAATGTGTTTTTTAAATCTTTCATAATTTGCATTATAACCTCCAAGTGAATTTAAATCGACTGCATTTTCAATAAAGTGTTCTAGTACATTGTCAAGCATAGTAACTAAATCATCTATAAATTTATCATCTTTAGACCATTCATCAAAGTGTTCAAGGTTAACACTTGACAAACAACATACTGCAGTTCTCTCGTCATTAGTAGGTAAGGTTATCTCTGAACATAAGTTACTTTGTTTTACCTCTAATCCTAAATCTTTTTGTCCTTGTGGTAGAGCATCGTTACAGTTATCTATATTGACAATGTAAGGCTCTCCAGTTTCTGCTCTGGCATCTAATAGTTTAGACCAGAGTTCTCTAGCTTTTATAATCTTAACAGCTTCGTTTGTTTTTGGGTCAATCAATCGCCAATCATCATCTTCTTCTACAGCAGTTAAGAAAGCATTAGTTATGTTAACTCCATTATGTAAGTTCAAACATTTTCTATTTACATCGCCACCGGATTCTTTTCTCATTACCATAAACTCTTCAATCTCTGGATGAGATATATCCATGTAAGCAGCGTAGCTACCTCTTCTAGTAACACCTTGATTGAAGGCTAACATCTGAGAGTCTACTACTTTCATAAAAGGTATTGAGCCAGTAGATTTACTACCATTACTTGTAGGTATACCATCACTTCTAATATCTCCCCAGTAACCACCAATACCACCACCAGAACTAGCTAACCAAATGTTTTCATCATAGTGGCTAGATAAACCTTCACGATTATCTGGTACATAGTTTAAGAAACAACTAATAGGTAAGCCTCTAGTAGTACCACCATTAGAAAGAATAGGGGTAGAAAACATAAACCAAAGATTAGAAACATAGTTATAAATTCTTTGAGCCATATCAAAGTCGGTTTCTTCTTTAAAAGTAGAAACAAATATAGAAGCTCTAGCGAATGCTTCTTGTGGCGAAGTTTCATTCTGCCATAAGTATCTATCTTGAAGCGTATCTAAACTAAACTTATCTAATTTTTTATCTCTATCATAATTTATTATGATTCCTAAGTAAGGGTGTTCTCCTTTTTTATCACTCATTTGTTTCCTCTAATACTTTTATTAATTTATTTTCATACCACTCTGCTTTTTTTAAATCTTCGATACCGTTTTTATAAGTAAATCGCCATCTATATTTATGAGAGTTACCACGCAGATAACCTATAAACTCTTCTTTAGTTAGCATAGCTTCAATAGAATCAATACATTCTATTTTGCCTTGGTTATAATGTGCTGGATTATTAACAAGGTCATTTATTGTTTTATATTTCATTATTTATCCAATCCTTTTCAGGTAATTTAGTTTCGCTAAACCAACGGAAGCCGTTAGCTTCTGCCCATTCAGCATGGGTTCTTTTAGTTTTATCTTTTCTTACTTTAGCTCCGGGCATAGGAGCATAAGGTTTTTGAAAGAAAAACACCAACTCAATATGTTTCGGTAAAGCTTTTTTAATATGTACGTATTTACTATACTCTGGAAAATCCCAGAACCTACCTTTAGCTTCAATTAAAACAACACTACCATCATCAAACTTACGTACAAAGTCTGGTTCGTATTTGTGTTGAATAACATAATCTATAGTTTCCCAATGATGTCGCCAGTCAGCAAACAATCTTTGATGTAATTCATATTCCCAATGACTATCATAGCCTCTAGGAATACCTGCCTCTTTCTTAGGTCTTGGTTTTCTTGGTTTTCTTCTTGCCATTTTTCTTTACAGTTGAGTCATAATTCTTAGCAAGTTTCCAATATTCTAAAATATTATTAAACATTCCTAAATGTTTCTTTTGTGATTCTTTATCCCAAACATAATACAAAATAGTTTCAGTATCTTTTCTATCTATAAATATAGATATTCTTTCTACATCTTTAAAGCCACAACCTTGAGCATAAGCTGAGAGTTGCATACCATGTTCATCATAAACTAATTTAGCAGGGTCTTTACCCTCTAAGTTATCTTTAGTTTTAAAGTCAATAAATATTCCAGACTTAGAATATAAATCAACCTTACCACCATAGCCTTGTTTAGCACAGAAAGAATCTTCGGCTATCCACTCTTCGTCAGGATAAGTTTCATCTAACCAAGCCTTAATAATTTTATAAGGTTTAGTTTTTTCTTTACCTAAGAATCCTTTCTCAATCATCCCATGTATTTTTGTACCTTGTTCAGCAGCTTGAATACTAATCTTTTTAGAATCATATTTACATCTAGCTGAAAATGATTCAGTAGATTCATCTTCGTATCTTTCTAAAGATAGTGCTGAGTTTAGAGCCTGATTTATTTTCCAGTTTTCTAAAGATGGTTTAGCTATCGTGCCTATAATAGTAGTAACAGAGGGTACTAAACCTAATGTTTTAGCATCTCTTAATGTAGTGTTTCTTTCTCTACCATTAGCACCAATGATAGTATACATTGGTTCTCCGTCTTGGTCATACCAATGACCTGATTCGGATGTGAACTTATTATAGTTGTCTACTTTAATTAAGTCAAACTCTTCTTCGTTTTTATTACTTTTCGGTATCATCATCTAACTCCTTAAATGCTTTTATTACGTCTGTTGAAAATAATTTTGGTAAATTAACTAAGAACATTCTACTAGCATTGTGGTCGCCACCGCTTACAGTTTTAAAAGTATCTAATTTATCTACAATCTTTTTGAGTACATCAGTCTTAAAAACTAAAGTACAGTATTCTTCTTCTCCAATACAAAGGTTGTGAAACCAATAATCTGATTCAGTAGCACGAATACCAGAGGGTTTGCCCCATGATTCATACTCAATACAAATGTTATTAGTTCCTACCCATATATCTCTTTCTGATTTAACCTCAATCTTTTTGTTGGTTAACATATCTGCAATTCTATCTTCTCTGATAGAGCCGTATGTTAAGTCAAGGTCAAACTTTTTTCTATCTTTTTTAGTGGGTTTCACTCCAGTTACCTCCTAGCTTGTACTCACCAGTCAAAGCACATCTCATGCCCAACTGCTGTCCTGCTTCTTCAATACATTCAACACCCATAAGACCAGTAAATTCTGCTATGTCTTGTTTAACTTGCATCTGCCATTCATCGTGAATGTTAGCAACAAACTTAGCATCAAGTGTATTTAGTTTTATTTTATTATCAAAGATACACATGGCTTTTTTCATAGCTATCGCACCTCCACCCTGTAGTAAAGTATTTAGAGCAGCATGTTCGTGCCTTACATAAATCTTTCTACCATCTAAACCTTTTAAGAATCCTCTTTTTGAAGCTTCTCTAACTCTGTTCGTAAGAGTTTCAAGTGATGGCAAGTTGGTAAGAAAACGCTTTCTAAGTCGCTTACCGTCTTCTCTTTTTCCTCCAACCACTGTACCAAGCTTTTCATCTCCAGCTCCGTAGATAAGTGCATAGATGAAAGTTTTTGCTTTATCTCTTGATTCAAGTCCTGCAAGTTCTTGATTTGTTTTGTGTATGTCGCCATTAATTACCTCGTTAATATATTCTTCATCATTCATGTAGTGAGCTAACATTCTAAGTTCTAAGCCACTAGCATCGATACCTAATAAATTATACCCTTCTGGTACAGTCCAACAAGAACGACACTCTTCTCCGTAAGGACTATATACACCGGGAACTTGTGCTAGATTAGGACTTCTGTGAGACATACGACCAGTAATAGTGCCGTTAGGTATCACCGAACCATGAACTCTTTCACCTTTTAACTCATCTATCCAAGAAGATATTTGAGCTATACGTTTCTGTAATAATAAAAACTCGGCAATGAGCCGAGCTTCGTGTATATGATTTATCTTTTTAAGAGTGCCTTCATCAACTATAGGCTGTCCAGTAGGTGTAAATCTTTCAGGTTTCCACCCAAAGTCTACTAAGTATTCGCCAATCTGTTTGCGACTACCAAGATTAAACTCTTGTAGTTTCTTACGCATAAATGGGTCATAGTTCTTAGTAGTCAAACGCTTTTCATATTCTTCATCAGTCATGCCACGTTTAGATAAAGTACCATCTTTCTTTATATAAGGAGTTACAAGTTTATCCTCTACCCATTTAGGTTTAAAAGTAGTTTGTACTTCATCTTCTACTTCTATCATTCTAGCTTTTAACTTAGCTAAAAGCATTGTGGCTTTTTCCGTATCAAATAGAAAACCAGTTTGTTCTTGTTGGTGCATGATTTGAGCAACTTGTGTTTCTAAATCTACACTATCCTGACTAAATCCTACCCCTTCTTTTTCTAAAGCATAATAAACTTTCTCATTAAGTAATACATCTTGTTCACAATACTCTAGCATTTCGTGTGTATAGGTATCAAAATCATCAGGTTGTTCTTGCTTGTGAAAGTTAATTCTATAGCCCCATGTTTTTAAACTATGTCCGTTTTCTCTAACAGGTTGAAATAACCTAGACATAACTAAAGTATCAACAACTTTGGCTTCTAATTTAACATCAAGTATTTTTTCTATTGCAGGAATATCATAGCCTATAATATTATGTCCGATTAAAACATCAGCACTTTGTAAATATTCTACCCCGTCAAGTAATTGATTAGGGTTAAATGTACGGCAAGTATCTTCTGCTAAATCTTTGGCAACAATGCACCAGATTTTACTAGGATTTAATCCGTCTGCTTCTATATCAAAAATCAATTTCTTCATTATCGAATGTCTCCTGTTCTGTTAACTCATGTAATCTACCCGTTTCACTATCATATCTTAATGCACAAGCTAATCCAGTATCTCCAGTATACCTTGATTTTAAAACTCTTACCTTAGTTTTATTTGCTTCTTTAGGGTCTTTAGCCTGTTGATTTCTTTCAAGAGCAATTACACAATCAGATAACTGTGAGATTCCTTGTGAACCTTTTAAGTGAGACAGAGATACTTCAATGCCTTGCTCATGTCCTTTCTCTCCTGCAGCTCTACGTAAGTGTGAAACAAGTATCATGCCTACATTAGTTTCTTCAACTAAACTACGCAGTCTATTCATAAGAGAATCAATACCTCTACGTTCATCGCCTTCGGATAAGACATTTACTAACATGTGTAAGTGGTCAACCACTACCCATTTACATTCACACCCTACAATCATGTATCTAAGTTTGGCAAAGATTTCGTCAATGTCAGTTGCTCCTAAATGTGAATGAATAAATACTCTGTTCTTTTCTATTACTTTATCAAATAAAGTATTAAGTTCTTCGTCACTATAATTATCTCTTTTCTCATTAAGATATATTCTGTCATTAGCTTCAATAGAAATTAATCCGTCTGCTGTTCTCATCCAGTTTTCTTCAAGAGCAATAATACCTACGTTATCTTTAGTAGTTTTAATTAGCCAATGTTCAAGCTCTCTAGTTACTGAAGACTTACCAAGTCCTGTACCACCTGTTAAGGTTACTAACTCGCCTCGTCTCATGCCATATAATTTTTTATTTAAACCTTCCCAAGGATAAGCAATACTTTCTTTTACCTCTCTATGTAGCCAGTCTGATTTTTGACTAGACAGTTCCATGATACCTGACGGAGTATAAGTCTTAGATTCCCACCATGCTTTAGTAAAGCCTTGAAATTCTTTTTGTCTAAGCATGTCGTTAGCATCTTTATAGCCATTGGGTAAAGTCATTATCTTTACCTTCCCGGGTTTTAAAATACGAGCAACATTTCGTGAAGCTTCTCGACCTGCCTTGTCATTATCAAAACAAAGCACGACATTATCAAAGCTCTCAACAAACTCTATGCTTTCTCTAATATCTTTTACTGCACCTGCAGCCCCTCGTTTAAGAGATACGACTGCCCACTTACCTTGAAAGAGTTCGTCTACTGCCATAGCATCACACTCGCCTTCAGTAATGGTTAGATATTTACCGCCAGTATTTCTGTATAACTGTTCGCCAAATAATCCTGTACCTTCAAACATACCTTTGGTTGCAAAGTTTTTATCTGCAACAAATCTTGTTTTAGTTATGGCTACTTCATTGCCATTAAAGTATGGATATATATGTTGCGTTATATCTCCATTTCTGTTCTTTACAATTCTTACACCAAACTTCTTCGCAGTATCTTCAGAGATACCTCTGTCAGTTAACTGTCCATATATTCCAGTATAAGATTCTAAAAATGTATTAGTTGGTTTCTGTGTTGTTTCCACTATTCTGCCCTCACTTGCAGTTTCATAATCGGTAAAAAATGTTGAACAACTAAAGCAGTAAGCTGAGTTGTCTGCGTTAATTGATACGGGGTCAGAGCCACCGCACTTAGGACAAGGTTGCCTATGCTTTACGAATTTGCTTTTATCTTGATTCATTCTATCTCCAGAAGAATAGCTAGACTAGGATAAATAATAGAGGTTAAAAAACCTAATCTAGCTAAATGTTTTTACTAACTGTCTTGTGCTTCAGTATCTGATGGTACTTCTTTTGTTTCAGATTCCTCTACCTTAACACCAGACTTATCTGCATTAATTACTTCTACAATTCTGGTAGAAAAATAATTAATAGCACCTTGAGTTTCTTCAAGGTCTAAAGTCTGTGCAGCTTTTTTTTGATTCAGTCTCTGTAATCTGCCAAAGATTTGTTGACCCTCTTCGGGTAAATCTTCAACATAAACATTGACATCATCAATGGTAATGTAAGGTTTTTGTTCTTGTTCTGTCATTAGAACTCCTCGCCATCTGCTAATAGTTCAGCACCATCAGCATTTTTATATTCGATTAAGTCCACAACTTGTACAGCTTGTAAGTCAAGACCTACGTAAGGACCAAATTTACCCTCACCACTATACTCATTGTACTGAACTCTAACCTTAGAGCCATTACCAACAGCAAGACTAATCTCTTGCTTATCCTTATCTAAAAGTCTAGGTGCAGGTCTGGTTATTCCATTAGGACCATGTACCTTTCTTTTGATAACTAAAGCAGGACCTTCGTCATGTTGCTTTACCTTATGACCTCTTGCCGCAAAATCATTAGCAGTAGTCTCATCGACAATTAAGTCAACAGTATATACTGGTTCAAACTTTGTGTTTGGGGTCGTTATACTTGCCCATTTTACTGAGCCTTCTAATATAGCCATAGTGTATTACCTCCGTTTAGCTTATTAAAAATCTGTGAGAGTTTTGAGCCAACCACTCTCTCGGTTGTGGCATGAGCCAAATCAAGTAACTTAAATGGAGATAGAGAGGGCTTCCTGATTACTCGTTCTAATCTATCCATTAATTCCATAGTTGTACTTTAGAGAATAACATTCTTGTTGTCAAGAGTTATCTTCCTTGTCCTCGATATTTAATTTTTTGTTGTCTACGTTTATGTTTATTTAAATGCTTAGTAGACTGTTTAACTTTTCTACCTCGCCCTGCCATGCCTTGAGAAGTTGCCTTCTTGACATGTTTAATTAAGACTGTTTCTCTTCTCTGTGCCATCTAGTTTGTATAGTTCCTCAACAATTAAGTGTTCATCTTTGATATTGCTTCTTGCTTCTTTTAGAGCCATATAATTTCCTTCAAAAAGAAACTTTTCTTTTGTTATTTCATTAGTAACAGAAACAATATTTGTAATTCCCTCCATAGAAATAAGATTATCAAACGCTTCTAATATAGAATAAGCGTAAGTTTTTATTTCATCTTCTTCTTTATCTAACATAACTTTACATATATATGTTTGCATCTTTTATTTCCTCTTTTAATTGATTATAGTTTTTAATATTAGGATTACTTTTTAATTTTTTAAGTAACCACTTATCTGTCATGAAAGACAAATGAGTTCTTCCAGTAGTATGTACATGAGTTTCTTGAGGTAGCATACTATCAACATTGTCAAGGGTAATCTTATTACCTTCTTCTTCAGTCATCATAGATTTAAGCCACTGCACTTGAATTAGCTTAACTCTTTTTTTTAATTCTTTAACTTTTTTCTTGTTCAATTTCTATTACTCCGTCATCAAATAAGTCTTCAAGAAAAACTCTTGAGTTATCAAGTATAACTGCTCTAACATAATCTTTATCTTCTGCCTCAACAGTTACTGTCTTTAACTTACCAATGTAAATTACAAACTTCATATTCTTTCTTCTGGATAATAAACTTCCATATAGATTTTTTCTACTGCATCTTTGTATTCTATATTAGTCATAGATGTAATCGGTAATTCTTTGACCAATGCTTTAAAATGATAAATTTTATTGTCCATATTTAACCTCTATTTATTCTTTCTGAATTTACACAAACAAAAGTTTCTGCATAAGTTTGATACTCTTCTTTAATATAATTTTCTAAGCCGTCATAATTTTCTGTTAAAAAATTTAAACAATCTATTTCAGACTTAAATAAATATTCAAAGATATGAATATCCTCAATCACTACTGCAATAGTAGTTACTTCAAACAAAGCTACTAATATCCACATCATACTAACTTACCTCCAGTTCTTCTTGTAGTTCCTCAATAGTCTTTGGAACATTTTTATTATACCTTTTTTTATAAAAAGATAAACCCATATCAAGAGCTTTTCTTTTTATTTTACTTTCTGCAACATGACCTTCCCATGTCTTAAAATCTTTTTGTCGGCAAATGTCTTGCCACTTTTTGATTGAAAGCTTTCTAAAGTTTCCTTCTTTAGCGAATCTAATGTAGACCCACTTGCGACCAACAGAACGAATAGTAGCTTTGCGATAGCCACAACCTTCTCCTCTTAGTCCAGTCTTCATATCATCATGATAAAAATAATAGTGTTCCATAATTACATCCTATAAAAATATACATCCCATTTTACCGCATGTTCTAATGGGCAAAAAGTAATTCTTCTATGATTGTAGTTAGGATTTTTTTTACCCCACCTACCTTGACACTTAACATAATGGTTAGTAAGTCCTAACTTATTAGTGTAAGCTATTGTTTTTCTTAGCTTTTTTAATTTATCTAAGCCTTTTGATTTATCTTTATCATTAGGATTAAATACAGTAAAAGCATAACTGCTTGTGCGATATTTACTCATGCTTCCTCCTCTAAATGTCCAATTAGTTCGCCATATCTATTGAAAAAATAATTATTTACTTCACACAAATCTATTTGTTCCTCCAAATCCATATCAGCAAAGTAGCTATACTTAACTACTGTATTACCATTTTCATCTTCGTCTTCAAAGTCAAAAGGACTGTCATACATATAATTTATAAATCTAGCTTTTGCTTCATTATCTAGCTCTTGATATTCATAAGCTCTTACAGTTATTAATTTACTCATCTTTCTCCTTCAAATGTCTTGTAATTAAATTTTGCATAGACTTCTCAACCTTCATAAGCTTCTGTCTTGTTTCCCATTCAGACCTATTCTTAATCTCAAAGATTTCAATAGCTTCATAGTTATCATCAGCTCTTCGCCACCAATCTATTACTCTGTTTTTAAATGGGAGAATGCTATCAGTATTATCATACTCCACATGAACTGTACCTGCGACATAATCTTCGGCTACAGTTGTACCTTTGTCTATTAATTTAGGTTTCATTTATTTCCTCCTCGTCTATTGAAAACCAATCTTTATCATAAAAGCCTTGATGTTCTGCCCACTTCCAATCAGTAGCATCTGACTCATTACCATCTTCCCAAAATTGTGCACCATCTTTTAAAGTAATAAATAGTCTTGTCCATTTACCTACTTTTATGTCTTCAATCTCTTCCATTTTAAAATTGTTTTTTTCAGCAATGGCTTCAATATCCCATGAAAGGGTAGTGTCATACTTTGCTTCTACATATCTAACTTTAGTCATGCGACCTCCTCATAACCTAATTCAATTATGTATTCTTTAAACTCTTTATCAGACATATCTTTGACAGAATTAAACATAACATCAAAAGCTATTCTATATAATTCTTTCCAATCCATATTATCAATTACCATCTCTGCCCATTCTTCTTTAGTCATGCGACCTCCTCTATAATTTTATTCCATGCTTCTTGAAGTTCGTCTTTCATTTTCTTATCATCAGACCACTCCATTTCACAAGTTATTACATCATCTACAATAGCTATTGCTTCTTTTATTTTCATGCTTCTTCCTCCCATTTAAGATACCTCCATTCACTCATAATTTCTCCCACTATTAAATCCAAAGTACGAAGCTCACTCTTAGTAGGCTTGTCAGGATTTTCAAATTGAAAGAAAATATCAAGCTCATGTGGGTCTATAATATGTCCTTTGTCTTTTATGTACTGGAACTTTTCTTCTACAGTCATGCTATAGATTTGTTGTAGTTCCATTTCTTTTTCTTCCGAAATGTTTATTGTCATGTTTTACCTCGTATTATTTTTAACTATATGCCAACAAGCATGAATAAATTCTGCTACTTCTGTATCAGCTTCTCCTTCATATTGGTCTGTGTAAAGAAATACAATTTCTTCAATGTACTTCATAGCTTCTGCTACCGAAGTAGGTTTTTCATATATCTGATAATCTGCCATATTTATTTACCTCTATTTTATTTCTTCTAATTAAACTAGCTCTGATATTATCAAGAGTCTTTTCAGTTACCTTACCATTATGTTTGACTTTCATTTACACCTCTGCAAATTCTTCAAATCTTTTCTCAATGACAAGATTAATTAACTCATCATAAGATAATTTATTTTCGTAAGCATCTTGATATTTCATACCAAGTTCAGCTAGTAAATCTTCTGCTGAAAAGTTAGCGTTTACTACTTTGCTTTCTATATGGTCTTTGATTATGTCGTTGTATTCGTTAGACATTTATTTATCCTCCAATTTTTTTAAGCGTTCAACTATATCCTCTAAAGCATCATTAACCCAATCACTAACCAGTTGTTCTACTTGGCTTTCCATATCGTAGAATGTTGGTCTGTCATCTAAGTCAGTTCTATGACACTCAGTTTCTTCGATATTATTTTGTAAGTCTTCGGAAAGATTATCAATAGAAGTACCAAGATTATTAATCTCAGTAAAGACTCTATCTTCTATATAGTCATCAAGTTTAATTAGCTTTCTTAAAAAGTTAGCTATTATTTGTTTCATTTTTACCTCTCTAGTTATTTAAGTTAGTTAATATATATTCGCCACTATCTATTTTCATTTGAGTAACACCTTTGTTCTCGCCTAAAAACATATTTCTGTAGCGACCTGTAGTAACAGAATAATCCCAATAGTATTCATCAAGATATGTTACACCACTATCCATTCTCTTAGCTATGATTGAGTTGTAACTTTGCAAATAGGTCGCATCATCAGTCTCTATTTCAAACTGATTAGCAACTGAATTACCATTACTACTCTTCATGTTTCTTACTTTTACCATTAATACCTCCATTAATTTTAATAGTTTTAGTTTTACTAAGCTTGGCATTCTTGCCTTGCCTAATTCTATCCATCATTTCCATGTGTTCTTTCATTGTCATACTCATAATTTACCTCAGTCTTCGTAATAAAAATCAGCATATTCTATTATATCTTCTACTGCTTGTAGTTGATATAATTCTTCTTGGAATATGCCGTTCTCTGGTTCTGATTTAATTTGATTCCTAGAAACATTAATTAAGTTTCTAACAACTTCTAAAGCTGTTTCTAGTTCTTTGCTTTCTCTTTTAAATGTAAGTTCTACACTCATTTAGTTTCCTCCTCAAATTCAAAACAACTAATATCCCCAAATTTAACATCAAATGCTAAATGTGTTAGTAATATTTCATAAGCTTCCTTTATTGTTTCAGCTTCTATTTCATCATAATAAGTTACCTTATAATTTTTCATTTAGTTTCCTCGTCTGGTTTTAATTCATCTATCAACTCCCACATTTCTGCCGAAAGCTGTACTAAACTTGGGGCTTCTGGCTCTATTTGAATACCCATAGGTACTGCATTAACAGTTTCATCTAATAGTGCCATAGCTTCATCTAGTTTTTTCCATTGTTCATAGGGTAATTTCATTTGGTTTCCTCCTCATTTTTAATTAGTCTAAGTTTTGGTTTCACTTTTTTAATCTTCGGCTCAAACTTATTTAAAACATTTATTTTTCTAATAGTCCTTGAAGTTTGTCCAAGATAATTTATTTCATCTAAAGTTTCTTTTAGTTCTTTATCACTTAACTCAGCAAAGACTCTAGTAATTTCAAGTGCTATATCTTCATCTAAGAATTTAAACTTCATTCTTCCTCCTCAGCATGATAATCAATCCACTTTAAATCCATAGACCAAGACCAATCATCAGTACCTTTTGTTGCTATTTCTTTAGCTTCCTCTTTTGAGTTAGCTTCAATCGTAGTTGCATATACAGATTGTTTTGTTGCTGTTACTCTATATGTTTTCATGCTTCCTCCTTTAATAGTTCTTGTTGTTCATGTAGCCATTGATGAGCAACACCAGATAAATGTTCATAGATAACATCTACTATTTGTTCTTGTACTGTTTCGCCACCTAACCCAGATGACATATGCCATAGCTCTGAATTATCAGCATAAATCATTATCTGGTCATAAGTATAAACTGAGATACTGCTGTCTACATATTCATGCAAATAATCGCCTTTGCTTTCTAGTATTTCTTCTTTGTTATCTTCTAATTCTGCTATTAAATCTTCTTCAATAGAAGATAAACTGTAATCTTTATCTGTCATGCTTTACCTCTAAG